CCGACGCGACCCTGTGGTGGCGTGTGCTCAACACCGACGGCGCAGGGCTCTCGAGTGCCTGGTCGGACGTCGCCTACTTCGTGCGGAAGACCAAGGGCACCCTCACCATCACCAACCCGGCTGCCGGCAGCCCGGCCTTCGTCAACGACGCTACGCCTCCGTTCTCCTGGACCTTCACGGGACGCACCCAGGTCAAGTACCAGGTGCTCCTGACGACCCCGGAGACCCCGGCGGTGTACCTGTGGAACTCCGGCATCATCACTTCGGCCGACACCGCCGTGACTCCTCCGGCGGGCAAGATCAAGGAGACCGGCAAGACCTACCGGGTCATCGTCCGGATCTGGGACGACCAGAACCGGGTCAACGTGCCGGACGACCCGATCTACGTGGAGGCCTCTCGGGACTTCGTGTACCAGGAGTCCAACACCGTGGCCACGGTCACCGACTTCACCGTCACCCCGGAAGGCAACTTCCCGAAGGCGACCCTGGAGTGGAAGCGGAGCACCGCTCCGGACTCGTTCGTCATCTACCGGAACAACGTCATCGTGGCTGAGGTTGAGCCGGTGGACGTCTTCGTGTCCGGCACGACCTACCGCTTCGTGGACGACGAGGCTGCGCCGCGCAAGACCCACACCTGGTCGGTGGGTGCGAAGGTCAACGGGGTCACGTCCTCGGGTAACCCGACGGCCAACGCTCTCGTCAAGGCGGTGGCCCCGGTCCTCTCCCAGTCCAACGACGGTCGGAAGGTCCTGTTCCTCAACCCGGACATCGCGGCGGATCGTACGGAGTCCTCGGAGATCCACTACATCCTCGGGGACGCTCCTCCTGTTCTCATCACCCAGTCCATCCGTGGGTACGAGGGCACGGTGGCCGGGGTGCTGGCGAACAACATCGTCCCCGGCCTCTCGGCCGACCAGATGCTTGCCAACCTCGAATACTTCAAGGACAACCCCGGCACCGTGCTGAAGTTCACCTGGGTCAACAAGGTGATGAAGGTGGTGATCCGGAACGTCACCGACCAGCCGCTCGCGTACCCGGACGGGACCGTGGAGTACCTGGCGTCCTTCGACTTCTTCGAGGTGGGGTTCTGATGCGCAAGGACGGGCGCAACAACGCACAGCAGCAGGCGTACCTGGCCCTGCTGTGTACCCACCACACCATCGACATCGACCTCACGTTGATGAACCTCAACATGGACGAGATCCCCGGCGGGAACATCACCGCTCGACTCGAGGACGGACAGGTCACCGTCGACGCTACGTCGGAGGTCACCCGTTCGCTGGATCTCGACCTCCTGGATCCGACGGGTGCTCTCCATCTCGACAGTAACAGCCCGGATGCCGGGGCACTGTTCGCTGACCGAATGATCCGCGTCAAGTACAGCATCATCAACCCCGCTGGGACCGTCCGGTACACCACGCCCATCTTCACCGGCCCGATCACGTCCATGGAGCGCAACGGCGCCATCGTCCGGGTCGAGTGCCAGGGCAAGGAAGTCTTCGGCCTGGCCCCGGCCTGGAACGAGAAGACGTTCAAGAAGGGCTACAAGGTCACGTCGGCCATCCGGGTCATAGTCCGCGACATCATGGGCGAGACCCACCTCAACATCCCGGACCTCGCCAAGAAGTTGCCCCGGAACGTCTCCGTCGGTGGCGACCGGCTCCCGTGGAACGTTGCCAAGTCGCTCGCCAAGTCCATCGGCTACCAGTTGTTCTTCGACGGCAATGGCGTCTGCCAGATGCGGAAGATCCCGTCGGCGTCGGTGTTCACCTTCCGGACCGGCTCGGGAGGCTCCGTCAAGACGGAGACCCAGGTCGGCTTCGACATCAACGACGTGGTGAACGCCGTGGAGGTCTTCGGGAAGAAGCCGGTCAAGAAGAAGGGCAAGCCGAAGAAGGCTCGTCCCCACGCCAAGGCTGTGGCGGCTCGCTCCCACCCGTTGAGCCCGTGGGCGCTCGGACGGAAGGGTGGTCCCCGGTACATCCCGGTGGTCATCGAGGACGACTCCGTCACCACCCAGGCGGAGGCCAAGAGGCGCGCCAAGTCGGAGTTGGCGCGGGGCCTCCTCGAGTCGGTGGATGTGGGCTACGATACTCTCACCATCCCCCCTCTGGAGGAACTCGACGTCGTGACGGTGAAGACCCCGAAGTTCACTGCCCGGCACCGTGCGTCGCAGTTCGCCATCGGCCTGCTCGCTGGAGCCGACTCGTCCATGGGGTACGTGAAGAACGTCAAGCCGAAGACGAGCAGCATCCGGACGAGGGCCAAGAAGGCGAAGAAGGCGAAGAAGGGTGGCAAGTGATGCAGGGCCAGGTCCTCGAAGTCAACATCGTCCCGGCGGGCGACGAGTTGGCCGCTGCTCATCTGCTGGGCGACACCACCATCGACGTGATGGACACCGACGAGTTCTCGGACGCTCCCGGCACGGTACAGATCGAGGGCATCCTCTATGACTACTCCGCCGTTGACCGCACCGCTCTGACCCTCACGCTCACCACCGGCCTCGCCGCCGACACCGAGGAGGCCACGAAGGTCTTCTCCGTCCCCCTGACGGAGGAGAAGTGGGCCATGGTGGAGGTCCAGGACAACGATGAGCCGATCTCCGCCCGGATCGAGCACGCGCTGAAGGATAAGATGACCGACGGCGTACGGGAGCCGGAGGACCAGGAGACGGTCGTTCTGGAGTTGGTGGACGGAGACTGGACGGTCACCGACATCATCCAGGAGATCCCGGTCCTGGACGGCACTTACATCCCGGTCGACACCCTCCCCCAGCCGGAGACCTCGGACGGTAACGCTCCGTCGTCGTCCCCGCTCCCGGAAGTCATCGGAGGCATCGGCGCGTTCTACCTGCGTTGGACTCCCCCGGCCAACGCCGACCCGATGCAGTTCGAGGTTCACGCTTCGGCGACCAACACCAGCCCGCCGGACGCGACCACGTTCTGCACTCAGACGTCGGCCTACTCGACCACCCTTCGTAACCTTCCGACGATCGACCTCGAGACCGGTGAGTACGACAAGTTCGAGTACGACCTCCCGGACCGTCCGGCCCCGTACTACTTCGCCATTATCGCCAAGGACGAGGACGGCCCGGCGGCTCCCTCGGCCTGGGTAGACGGACGTCTGTTTCAGATCACCGGCCCGGACATCGCGGCGGAGACCATCCGGGGTGAGAACATCATCGGAGAGACCCTCACGGGTAATCTCTTCTCCGGCACCGTGCTTCTGGGCTCGACCATCTCTACCGGCGCGCTCGACGAGGACGGGAACCTGGTGGGTGCTCGGGTCGACATCAGCCCGCTCGGCATCTCGACTGTTGACGCCAACGAGCAGCCGGTGGTCCAGTTCCCGACCGACTCCTCGGTGAACGCCTTCGTCCGTGCCGACGTGGAGATGCTCTCCGCCAAGGTGGTGAACAACTTCTCCATGTTCGGGACGAACAACCTCATCGCCAAGGACGGACGACTCATGTTGTCCGCTGGTGTGACTCCCCCTTCGTCTCCGCCGATCATCTCGTACGAGTACGACACCCTCCAGTTGAACACCACGACGGCGGTGCCTCCCCACACTCCGAACTCCGGGTACAACCTCGGAACCTTCCGTCTCGATCCTTCGCAGATCACGTCGATCGCATGGAACTCGGACTGGGGTGCCTGGGTCGTCATCCAGCAGAAGTCGAACGGCTTCCGGGTGTGGCGATTCACGACCACCGGAGCCATCTACAACAACCTGGCGACGGGACGTCCCTGGGTGGACGACTACAACTCCCGGGAGAAGGCCTCCAACGCCTTCGGAAGCGGAACCGGCCAGGGTAGCGGCGAGGCCGCTCTGTTCAAGTCGGGGGACGATTGGTACGTGTGGGGTCCGTACATCAACAAGATCCCGGCAAGTTGGATCACCGACACCGCTGCTCGTCCTCCGACGTTGGGGTACATCCCTTCCAACAACCGCTGGATGCTCGTCCAGAACGACGGCGGAGGGTCCGGGGTCATCAACATCCGGCAGTTCACCCTCAACAGCGGTACCAACGCAGACGGTTCGTTCAAGAACGCGACCTCCCAGTCCAACACCAACCTGGAAGCCGGATCTGGTCTCGCCCAGCGGATCAACGGAGCCGTGAACGCACCTATCGTCAGCGGAGGAGCCTCTCGTTGGGTCATCTCCTCGGACACCTACCAGACCATGTACGTCTTCAGCGGTTCTACCGAGATGAACGATGAAGGAACCTACGAGGAATGGCTCAAGCCGGGAGCGGCTCTCGGCATGACCCACAACGGGTCTCAGTTCTGCTCGATCGACGCCGGTGGCAAGATCACGTTCTACACTGACTGGAACTGGCCCACGTTGAACGCCACGGCCTGGGTCGGAGCGTCGGCCTACGACTCCGACACCGGAGGCGACCCGGCCAACCCGCACACCGGACAGACGGCTGGACAGCACGAGACTCCGGTCGGTACGATGGTGTCGTTCTCCCAGCGTCGCCGGGCTCGGCTCGTCATCACGATGCCGGAGACCCCGGACTCGGGAGGCAACGACGACGTCGACAAGTGGAAGTTGTACTATGCCCGGCAGTCGTCCACCCCGGCCAAGGCGAACCTGAAGTACATCGACATGATCGGTTCTCCCACGGCGCGGACCTCCAAGGTCGTCTCCTCTGACCCCACTGGAGGCAATCCGCCGGGAGGCATCTACGGACAGTCCGGCGCGGTCAACAACTTCCCTCAGTCCAACCCTGCGAAGATCGTCTCCGTGGGCCTCGATGCTTCCTCCAATCCGGTGATTGAACTGACCGGAGACGGCGCGGGACGGATGGGTCCCTACAAGTGGGACAAGAACGGTAACGACCTCAATGACACCGGCTGGATCAACGCCTCCCTCACCGGTGGGTGGTCCAACTATGGATCTCCGTACGTCGGCGCACAGTATCGGCGCATCGGGAAGATGGTCATGCTTCGAGGTCTCGTCCAGGGAGGCGGCTTCGGTTCGGCCAACCCGATTCTCACCCTCCCGGTCGGCTTCCGTCCCGGAGGCGGAGTAGCCGGGAACGACCTCATCATGATGGGCACGGTTCAGAATCGGACCATCTCGATCTCTAACCTCGCGGCCAAGGAGACTGGCGACCCGGATGACAACGTGACGACCTCCACGAGTGGTCACACCCACAACATGAAGCAGCACCATCACCCCATCTCCGCCTACTCGATCACCAACCCTGTTCCGACGAACATGGTGAGCCGCGTCGACGTGATGTCTGACGGGCGCGTTCATTGCGCTACCGACGGTGGAGCGTGGGTGTCCCTCTCTGGTATCGCCTTCCTGGTGGACTGACCATGGGACGCTACGGTATCGTTGGCCGAGACTGCTGCCGCGAGGGAGGCCCCATGGCCCGTCTTCGTTGCCGCTTCCGGTACTACGTCGTGGGGGCGTGGGAAGAGCGGCTCTTGACCCAGTGGGTGACTTCGATCATGATCGTCGTCCACTGGGGTCTCGGCCTCTCCGTCCTCATCGGCGGGCAGCAGCGGTTCACCGTCCCGACCTACCAGCCTCTCATCGACATGACGGATGGCCACATCTGGCTCTGGGGAGCCACGATCATGGCTTCCGCCACGCTCATGATGATGCCCTTCAAGTGGCCGAACATCGCGGGGCTGTGGCTCGGGATGATGTGGATGATCATGTGGGCGAGCCTCTTCTCCGTCTCCCTCGTCCAGTACCCTAACGCAGCAGCGACTCCCGTGGTCGCCTACGCAGGGTTCGCCATGATCAACACCGCTCTCTTGACTGCGAGGGTGATGGAACGACCGCGAGAGGAGTGATCCCCGGTGCCGAACGACCCCACCGTTCAAGTCGCAGCGATCGGTATCCTCACGACCCTGATCACAACTCTCGGAGTCATCACCGTGGCGGTGTTGAACAACAAGCGGGAGCGCGGCGGGGCAGCCGATGCCGGAGTAGAGGCTACACTGAGGGAGCGCCTCGCACTGCGAGACGAGCAGATCTTGGACCTCCGGGAGGAGAAGACCGACCTCCGCACCCGGCTCGATGCCGCACTGGAGGAGAACGAGGAGAAGACGATGTTGATCCGCCACCTTCGAGAGGAACTCGCCGAAGTGCGAGGTGACTTCTCGTGAACCGGACCGAGGAGATCAAGAAGGAGGCCGCAGCCGAGGGCCGGGATCCCCGGACCCGGAAGATCATCTTCATCCTCGCGCTGCTCGCCATCGTCTCCGCCATCGTTGCCGTGGTGGCCGGGTGGTCTGCCTGGCACACGGCTTCCCAGGACGCCCAGGCCGGGCAGAACCTCGCCGCCCAGGTCCGCGAGGCCTGTGAGGACGAGGTCGCCAACACCGCCGACATCGAGGCCCTGTGCGAGCAGGCGAAGGACGTCGAGGCCGGGGTCGCTGGACCGGCGGGTCCCGAGGGCAAGCAGGGTCCGGAAGGCGAGCAGGGCATCCAGGGACCCCAGGGTGAGACGGGCGAGACCGGCCCTCGAGGGCCTCCCGGCCCCAAGGGGGATACCGGCGACGAGGGGGACACTGGAAGCGCGGGAGAGCCCGGCTCGAACGGCTCTGACGGCGTGGACGGAGCGACCGGCCCGGCTGGGCCTCAAGGACCCCAGGGACCTCCCGGACCGCAGGGAGAGACCGGCCAGCAGGGACCTCAGGGTCCGCAAGGGGAGCGTGGCCCGGCAGGCCCCGGCCCGTCCTCCTTCACGTTCACCTACCTGGGGGTGACGTACACCTGCACGGACGGCGACAACGACGGCAACTACAACTGTGAACCGAACGGAGTGTGACATGCAGGACAGCGAGCAGATGGAACTGCCTCTGGAGCCGGGCCTGGTCGAAGACCACGGCCTGGGCCTCACGGACGAGGAAGCCGGGAACCCCGGCGAGGCTCCCGAAGAGGACAACAGCGACGACCTCGTCGAGATCAACGACGACGAGGAGACGGAGGATGACGATGGCTAGCACCAAGAAGCGGCGCATCAAGCAGCCGCACGAGGTCCGCCACCTGAACGGGAAGCCCATCAACTGGCGCCGTCCCCCGGCCCCGAACAAGATGTGCTCCTGGTCGAAGAAGACCACGTCGGGTCGGGCCATACGGGGATCCTTCTGGACCCTGTGCCACATGAACCGGCTCAACAACCTCGCTCTGAACAGGTTCGGCGTCGAGATCCAGATCATCCAGCCGGACTGGAACACCGGGGTGCGGGCCTCGGCCGGGACGCACGACTTCGACTCCACCTGGGACATCTGGATCCCCGGCGTCGACCCGTGGGTGGCCCAGCGCTTCCTCCGCCGCAACGGCTTCGGCTGCTGGGTCCGGAAGCCTCCCCTGTTCGGCTGGCACATTCACGGCTTCACTCTCCCGCCGTTCGAGGGCGTGGTCCGGTCGGACGACTTCAAGATGCACGGCCTGAAGGTCGGCATCTACGTCGACGGAGGCTACTCCACCCGTGGACGCCTGGTGACCTCGAGCCAGTTGAACGACTACGTCAACGAGGCGTTCGGGCTCTCCGGGCAGCACACCCCCGGTTCGGACAAGACTTGGTACCCGGCCAACAAGGGTGCCACGGTCTTCAACCTGTCGGCCTACGTCGAGCGCCGTGCTCGCCTGATGGCTGCCTAGACCTCAGAGAGGAGGAACCATGAACAAGTCTCGTCCCGTGCTGATCACCTTCAGCATCCTCGCCGGTCTCCAGATCCTGACTGCGGGCACTGCGCTCGCCGACGTGATCGGAGCGCAGACCGCCGGTCTGATCGTGCTGGGCGTCGCCGCCGTGCAGGCGGGGATGTCCTTCTACGTCCAGGGTCAGGTCGTCCCGCTCCAGGACACCGCTGCGTACGTCGACACGAAGGGGAATACCGTGGCTGGCCCGGCCAGTCCCCCGTCCGTCGTTGACGGCGCGTCCGTGGAGGTTGTCGACAGCCCCATGGCCGGGTAGTACCTGTACAACAGCGAGAGGCCCTCCAGGACGTCCCTGGAGGGCCTCTCTCGTACGTTCTCACCCTTGGGTGGGTACTCGTATCATCGAGTCACTCCTCGGCCTGGAGAACGCCTCGAACGAACATCCTCTTGGCGGAGCCGTACTTCGGCCAGCAGGTCGTGAGGGTCAGGGTCCTGCCTGGAGCCCAGGTGTCCAGCACCCAGCCTTCGTCCGGCTCGATGATCTCGGGACGAGTCGTCAGCCGGTAGGTCCAGGTCCCACCGTTCTGCGAGATGACGACGAGGTCGCCGATCTGCAGGGTGTCGAAGTCGATGAACGGGTCTCCGTGTCCGGCCCGGTGAGCGGCGATGGCGGAGTTGCCGACCGCGCCGGGGAGCGGAGTCTGGGAGTAGTGACCCGGTCCGGTGGACAGGTCGTCCAGGTTCGTACCCTCGACCACAGTCCAGATCCACTCCTTGCCGAAGCGGGGGATCCGGATGTAGGCGAGAGCCTCTCCCTCCTTGACTCCCGTGGCGACGGGAGGAGGTCCGGGCTTGGCGGTCGGCACCTGGGAGAAGATGGTCGCCTGCACGTCCGGCTTGCGGGTCGGCATCGGCGTCGTGAACTCGGTGTGGGCGATGAAGCCCAGCACCACCGCCATCACGACGGCGTAGCCACGGATGACGGTGGTGCGGGACATCGGTCAGGCCTTCCGGCGACGGGTGGTGAAGAGGGCGACACCGCCGAGGAGGACGATGCCCATCAGAGCAGCGATCCCACCGCCGGTGTTGTAGATCGCCGACGAGCCGGTCTCGGGGAGGTCACAGTCCTCGTCCGTGAACGCCTGCCGGACGAACCGGATGGGGTTGTAGGCGTCCCCGCCGGTGCTCCACTTGAAGCCGTCGTCCAGCGTGGCCGTGATGACCTGGTTGTTGCCCTCCATGACGATCTCGCTCACGGAGTAACCCTCGCCGTCCGGCACGGAGAACACGTCGTTCTTGGTGCCACAGAGGTCCTGGTAGGTCGCCTCCGGACGGGTCACCGGGGTGTCCTCCTTCGGCTTCTTGCAGTTGTCGAACGCGAGGAGCGAGGTGTCACCCTGCGCCGGGACGTTGACGGTGACCCAGGAGTCCGAGCCGGTCCGCTTGACGTACGAGAACGCCTCCCAGATGTCGTTCTTGTGCTGGCTGTGGCCGTTCTGGCCGTACCACTGGGTGAACGGGACGGTGATCTTCGTGTACGGGTTGGACTGCGACCCGGTCGCGTGACACAGAGTCACCGGCTTGCCGGACACCTCCGGGCCGTGGTTGCCGGTGGCCGAAGCCGGAGCGGCGAGAGCGAGGCTGCTGACCACGAGAGCGGCGAGCAGCATGGCGAACTTCTTCACTGCGGTTCCTTCTTTCTGTTGTGGGCTCAGCCCGTGAGGCTAGGCCTCCTGCGGGTCCTGCTCGGCGAGCAGGATCCCGAGTTCATGGTAGAGAGCCTCTACGAGACTCCAGTTGCGGTGGACGGTGGCGCGACGGATGATCCGCTCGAGAGCCTTCCGTTCTGCGTTGCTGGTGCGGGACTCGGCCATCAGAGGAGGCCCCACCATGCGCAGATCACCACCGCGAAGAGGACGCAGAACATGATCCACGACCCCCAGGCGATGATCCCGACCACCCGACGTCCTCGGGGAGTGAGGTGGTCCTCCCAGTGGTACTCGTCCGCCAACTTGGTCTTCTCCCAGGTGTCCCGGCCCGGAGGGTCGATCCCGTCCCGTTCGCGCTGGGTGGCCCGGCGCGGGCCGGACTGGCGATTGCCAGCAGACCTCCCGCCGGACTTCCCGAGGCCCATCAGCGGATCTCCTCGATGACGCCACCGGGCTTGGCGGTGAAGCGGTCGTCGTATCCGGTGTTGCCCTGGGAGTCGGTGACCACCACGATGAGGTTGTCACCGTCCTCGAGGCAGCCCTCGTAGTCGGACGGAAGGGTCTCTCCGGCTACCCAGACGTCGGCACAGGACGGCATGTCGCTGACTCCCAGAGGGTCGTCGGACGGCGGCTTCTCCTCGCCTCCGCAGGCAACGGTCGCCAAGAGGGCGACCGTTGCCACGGCGAGGCCTACGGCGCGCATCACACACCCTGCTTCTTGACGGCCAGCGCGGTCTTGTGCATCTGCTTGGAGATGAACTCCCGGTGCTCGACGTACCGCTGCATGTCGGTGAGGCCCCGGCGACGCTCGATGTGCTTCTTCTGCCACTCGTGCAGGTCGTCCATCGCCTCCTGGACGCTCTGCTGGATGAGGGAGACGGTCCGGGCCGCGAGATCCATGTCGTCCCCGCCGAACTCGATCTTCCGGTTGAGCCCGTCGTACGGGTGGACCTTGGTCGGGACGCCAGCGGCCTCCGCGATCTCGACAGCACCGGGGCCGGTCACGATGCTGTAGTTGCCCTTGAAGGTCAGCGACTCGTAGAAGAGCGGCTCCTCGACGGCCTCCTCGGCCTGTTCGGCGGCCTCGGGGGTCGGCTCCGGGGCGACGTCACCGATGAGGTCCTCGGCGGGCTCCTCGGGAGCCTCCGGCACCTGCTCGTAGACGACGTTGCCGGAGTCGGTGACGACCCGGAAGCGGAGGAGTCCCTCCTTCTCGGCAGCCGCGATCGCGGCCTGCTTCTTGCTCACGGTCTTGAGGGTCTCACCCTCGAGGTTCTGGAGGTTGTACTTGGTGGCCATGACGGTTCCTTCCGGTTCTCTGTGGTTGCGGGTCAGCGGCAGAAGCCGTGGACCTCGAGGTTGTGGTTCTCGCCCTCGAAGATCTGGGAGAGAGCCTGACCCACGAGGCGGGAGCCGCCGTAGGTCGGGGCGACGCGACCGTCGATGGTCACGACGACGTGGCCGGGCATCTTGCCCTCCATGTCCTTGGGAGCCGCGCCGGTCCAGCAGTCGTGCTTCTGGATCAGGTCGCCAGGGCTTCCCTGGGCCAGCGGCTTCTGCATCTCCGAGCCGCCGTTGTGCTCCGGGGCGACCATGGTCATGTTCCCCGCGTTCATCGCGGAGACCGCAGCGAAGGAGCCTCCGAAGGCAACCGTGATCATGACCGCCTTGAGGACGGCGGCAACCAGCGACTGCTTGAGGGTCTTCTGCTTCGGCTTGAACATGGTTCCTTCTTCCGGTTCCGGGAGCCGGTCGGCCCCACACGTAGAACGATAGCGGACGAATGGTCCGGACGCTAGTGGTTCTCTAGATCTCTTTAGAAACTTTTTCTGCCTCCTTGCGAGCCCTCCACGAAGCCACCCACTCCGGGGTGTGTTCGGGGCACCAGGCCTCGCCCGTCTTCTGGAAGAACCAGCCGGACTTGACCCGGCCCCAGTAGTGGTTGCGGACGGTCTCCGTGCATCCCTCCTGGGAGCACGGGATGTCCCCGACGTCGTACCGGGGCCAGGTCTGGCTCACGGCAGGTCCATCTCGTTGACAGCGTCCTCGAGGGACTGCTGAGCGTTGGCCAGCCACTCCAGCCACTCCGGGCCTTCGAGGTCCTCAGAGCCGTTGTCCTCGTCCTCCTCCTCGGGCTCCTCTTCCTCGGGCTCCCAGTTGGCGAGTTCGTCACCGGCCGAGCGGATCATCTCGGCCCGCTCCTGGAGGTCGTAGTTGACCTCGTACATCTCGTTGGACTCGTACTCGTCGGCGACCTCTTCGCAAGCGGCGACGACGTCGTCACGGGCAGCCTCCAGGTCCTCCCGTCCACCGAGCGCCGAGAAGTCGATGCCGTCGATGACGCCGTAGATCGTGGCCACGGCGGAGGACTCCAACTCGGAGCGGGTCGGGGTGCAGGCCGCGTCCATGCAGCGGGTCTGCTCGCGGCCTCGGAAGCCGACCGCGAAGGTGCGGCGACGGTCCTGGCCCTTGACGATGGGCTTGCGGCACTTGCCGCAGACGAGTCCGTCCTTGCGAACAGGACCCTTGGTGGTGTAGACGCGAGCGAGAGACATGATCGGTTCCTTCCGGTTCGACTTGCTAGGGTAGTGGTCCCGGGGAGCGAGAGGCCCGCTCCCCGGGAGATGGGGCGACTCAGCCGAAGACCTCGACCGCGTCCCTCATGTGGTAGAAGATGGCCTCCGCGTCCTCGGCGTCGTCGCCGGTGGACCAGCCGCCGTTGTCGGTCGTGAGCATCTCGACCAACTGGGCCGGGGTGCAGATGATCTCCATCTCCATCCCGGCGGGCGAGTGCGCTCCGGTGATCGAGACGATCACGCTGAAACGCTCGGCGATGGCGCGGGCCGTCGCCTCTTCGGTCGCCTCGGTGACTACCGAGTCCATCTTGACCTTGATCTTCATCTTCGGTTCCTTCCGGTTCCGCCAGCCCCGGTGGCTGACAGAAGGAACTCTACCGGACGATCGTCCGGGAAGGTAGGGTTTCGCAGAAAAACTTTGGAGATCGTCAAACTTTTTCTCGGAGACCGGGGAGGGTGGGGGTCGAAGCCACCCTCCCCGGCTCCTCTCAGGATACGCCTCAGACCGTGGCGAGCATCAGGTTGAGCGCCCGGCTCTTGAACGACGGGTCGAAGACGGCCCGCTGAGCGCGGGAGATGTCCTGGTCCGCACCCCGCGCCGGGCTGTAGTGGTCGGCCCACTCGGTGAGCGCGTTGTACCCGGCCCACGCAGTCTCGTGGACACCGTCCTGGGTGTTGGCGTCGAAGAGGCCGAGGATGTCCTCGATCTTCCGGTTCGCACGGGCGTGGATCCCGGCCGACGCGTCCTCGTCCGCGGAGAACTCCCGCTCGATAATCTCCTCGAACTGGCTGTGGGTAAGCGTGGTCTGGATGAGACGCTCGGCCTCCTCCTGGAAGGTGTCCAGGTACTTGAAGGAGAGGTCCAGAGCCTCGCGGGCCTGCGCCACCATCTGCTTCTGCGCACCGCTCGTGTGGCGGATCCGGATCAGGCCGGACATACCCGAGTGGATGGAGTTGAGGACGTTGGAGCAGGCGTACCGGACCGGCATCGCGGCGACGGTGAACGACATGGACCCGGCGTGGCCGTTGATCGCCAGCAGCGAGATGTCGATCGGGTCGACGCCACCGATCTGGATGTGTCCGGGCATCTTCATCGAGAGGAAGACGCGCTCCCCGTTCTTGTCCGAGCCAGCCAACTCGAAGTTGGCGCCGGACTCCTCGACGAGGGTGTTGAGGAACGCGGCGTGGTCCTCGTTCTGGATGATCGAGTAGGACTCGCTCACCGGGTACTTGCCGAGGATCTGCGGCGTCCCGGTCTCCGGGTTGTCGCGAACGACGTCGTACATGCCGGGCCGGGCGATCTTCTTGCCGTCGACGAAGGCGAAGGCCGGGGTCTTGCGGACGTTCCAGCCACCCAGGCGACCCTTCTCCATCGCCTCCTCGGCGGTGAAGGTGCCCTCCACCCGCTCGCCGAGCAGGTCGATGGGGGAGAGGTGGGCGGACGAGACTGCGTGCTTGGTGCTCATGGTCGGTTCCTTCCGGTTCGGCCCCGCCGGTCGGGGCCACACGTAGAACGATAGCCTGTGGAGAGCGAGAAACCTAGCGATCGGAGTAAAAACTTTTTCGAGGGGTCTGGCACCGCCGAAACTTACAGGGATGGTTGCCTACACAGCGGGACTCGATTCCGTGTGACCCGAGGGTCTCCGGGAGCGGCTTTCAGCGACGAGAGCCCAGGCGACGGTGCCAGACGTTCTCAGGCCTCGAGAGAGCCGCGAGTGCCTCCCACGGCCTTCCCACCGAGGCTAGCCTGGAGGCCTGCGATGTGGCCCGCTCCGGCTGCGAGACCGTCATAGGTGCGGGCACCCGTGCGGCTCGGCCGGAGGTTGTCACCGTACTGCTCGTCCCTCCACGCCATGACCTTGTCCATCTTGGACGCGAGGACCAGAGCCGCACCGGGCGTCGCCTCCGCCTCTTCCTCCTTTCGCTCGGCACGGAGCCGGGCCGACACGGCGTAGCCGAAGGCCTCGATGAACGAGCGGTTGCCGGTGTACTTCTCCATGTCGGTGTAGTACCGGCGCTCCTCACGGGTCTCCCGCTGCCACCGCTTGAGGGCGGACATGACCTGGAGGGACAGGGAGTCGATGAGGCGGAGGAACTCCTCGACTTCCGACTTGTGGCCGATGACGTAGGACGTCCGGCGCATGCCGTTGTGGTTCTTGGACTGAAGGAAGGAGAGGTTGCCGAACGAGCGGCCGATCGTGGACATGAACGGGACCATCACGATGGCGTAGTTGCCCGTGAACACCCGGCTCTCCTCGACGATCTCCTCTGCCTTGACCTCTCCGACGGCCTCGAGTTCGGCCCGCTCGATGCCCAGCCGGAGCATCATCCGCTCGGCGGCTGCGTTGAACGTGTCCCGCTCGTGGTCGTTGTCGGTGCGCTCCGCCTTGGCCAGCAGCCCGGCGATCTTGCGCTTCATGTCTTCGATGCTCTTGCTCATGGTTCCGGTTCCTATCTGGGAGGGCCGGGGAGCGGGTTGCTCCCCGGCCAGGGGAGGGACGGTCAGCGGCCCGTCCAGCCGGTGTACTCGTCGTCCTCTTCCTCGTCGAACTCGATCTCCGGCTCACCAAGGCGGACGTACTGCGCGCCACGGTAGTTGCCGCTGAGACCCAGGACGTGGGTGGCCCCGTCCTCCTTGGCCTGCTCCAGCATAGAGATGAACTCGTCGATCGAGACCTCGGCCTCGTCCTTGCTGTACTCGACGTTGCCTGCGGATACGGTGGCGTAGACCTTCTGCATGATCGGTTCCTTCCGGTTCCGGGGCTCCCGGTGAGCCCCACACGTAGAACGATAGTCGGTGGAATCGTCCCGCGCTAGGGTTTCGCAGAAAAACTTTTGGAGATCGCCAAACTTTTTCTCTACCGGGCGTAGAGCCAGCCGTCGATGATCTTCTTCGCCTCCTCAACCGAGCGCGCAGCCCGGCTGATGAGTTCGCCCTGCCACCAGATCTCGGTGCCTCGGATCTCGTATCCCCGGTACATCAGATCAGGTCCATCCCAGCCAGGGCCTGCCGGGGGTCGCCGATCTTGTACTCGATCCACTGGACGCAGAGCCCGGCGACCTGGAGAGCCTCGGCGATGAACTCTGGACTGTCCGGGTCGCACTCGAACATCTCGGCCAACTCCTCCCGGACGAGGTGCATCCGGGTGAGGCCCGCAGCCGGGTTCTCGTCGCCGCCACGGGTCTCCTCGTAGTCGCGCCGGAACGCCTTCTGGATCTCGGAAGCCGTCCGGAGGTCGAGGTTCACGTCCGTGCCCTCGAGCCACCGGACGTCCGGCCCGATCCCGTCCGGGAGGGAGCGCATCGCCTCGCCGTGCTTCGCGATCTGCCTCTTGCGCTCTTCGAAGACCATCTCCAGGACTGCGATGGTCTTGATCTGCCACTTCTCCTTGGCGAGCATGCCGGTTCCCTTCGTCACTGCTGCGACCCAACGTCGCGCTGGTGTACACCGTACCCGGTCGACAGAACGAACGGACGTCCGGCGGCGATCTCACGGGCCGTGTCCATGGCAGCGATGTCGTTGGTGGGGATCCGGAAGCGGAGGCCCGCCGTGCCGCTCCGGAACGCGGTCTGCTCGACGGCCACGGGGCACCGGGCGATCATGTCGTCCAGAGTCCCGTTCGGGTCGGTCGTCGGGATGCGGATGAGGTAGGCGGTGGTCTTGCGCATGTCAGTTCTCCTTGAACAGCCGACGGACGCCTGCTGCGTTGTTCTTACCGGCCCGGTTCCGAGCCTTGGACTTGGACGAGACGGAGGCAGAACCGCCGTTCGGCCCGTAGATGATCGCGTGACCTCGGTTCGAGATCCGGACGCGAGCACCTTGCTCTTGTGCCCAGAGGATCAGCCGGGTGGCCTCCCCGTCGAACCCTTTCAGGTCCGACCGGGAGACCCGGCTCTCTTCTGGCATCACCGGTTCCGGAAGTAGTCGAGGGTCGTGCCGACGTGGTCGTTCCGGACCTCTGCGACCAGTTCGCCGCCGACGTAGATGTAGGTCCACTTGCGGCCGACCTTGGTCGTCACGGTGACGTCCTTCTGGGCCTTCTCGACGGCGTCGGCGACGTAGTCGGTGCGGTCCGGGACGTGGCTGGCGCAGGGCATCCAGGTCATGTCGTACCAGCCGTCGGTCTCCTCGTCGAAGTCCGCGTTGTAGGCCTCGCGGATGTCCTCGCGGTCCACGCAGTCCCACAGTTCGTCTGCCTGGTACTTCTCCGCGAAGTTCTTGCCTCGCTTGAGATCGGCGCACCCGGCTCCGTGAACCTGGACGCTTCCGTCTCTCATGTTCATCACGGTGACCTGGTAGTGGATGCCGTCGTACTTGGTCTTGTTGATCGCCATGGTTCTGTCCTCCGGTTCTCTGGCCCGCCGGTCGGGCCAATACAACGAAGGTACCTGACGGAATCGTCCCGCGCTAGGGTTTCGCAGAAAAAGTTTTCGAGATGGAGAACTTTCTACCCGAGAAGGTGGGAGACCGCCGTGTCCAGAGCGATGCCCCAGTCGTACATCTCCGACGTGTCGGCGGTCACGATCTGGACCCCGGCCTTGGACAACTCCGTGGCGAGATTCTCCGAGCGGGTGGCCGTTCCGGCGATGAACTTCTCGTCCTGGTCGGCCCCGCGCTGGGCCAGGCGGATCTCCTTGACCATCTCGTCGGTCGTGAGGTGGATGACCAGCAGGTTGGTGCTGACGTCCAGAGCGTAGAGGAACCGGCGCACAGCCAGGGTGGCTCCCTCGCCGATGAGAATGTCCGGGAGCCGGGCCGTGGCTAGCCACTCCTCCCCGGGAATGTAGGAGACCCGGTCCAGCCCGTCGGTGCCAGGGAACTCGTTCCGCATGCACCCCAGGTAGAGGCCGGACTCCCAACGCGCCGAGTTCGCCATCTCGTGCCCTCGGAGCGTGATGACGGTGCCCCGGCTGTTGGGCTTGCTGTAGAGGTCCTCGAGCGGGCCGAGAGCGGCTCCGAGACGCTTGAGGAGTTCGGCCGTGAACGTGGACTTGCCCGTCCCGGCCCCACCGATGATGTAGACGGACTGAGTCACATCGGACCCCCGACGATCCAGAAGCCGGTGCGGTCGTCCCGGCGCGTCCACCACTCCGGCTTCGCCTGGTTGAGATACCGGACGACCTTGCCCTCGTACGTCGGGTGCATGACGATCCCGTCGATGGTCTCCGGCATGAGGTCGGCGTACTCGGCGAACCATCCGTGGAGCGGCTGGTGGTCGATCAGAGGCTCGAGGTCCAAGGTGTTGACCCCAGCCTTCTCCAGCCGCTCCCCGAGCCACTTCGTGCGGTCCGGGCCGACGCCCACCAGGACGATGCGGTCCAACTGCTCCAGAGCGCCGTACTTGTGCAGCCCGTACAGGATCCCAGCAGTGGTGTTGCCGGACCCGAACGGGATCACCAGCGTGCTGATGTCCAGCGGGAGGTTCCTGACCTGGTCCCCACCCACGTCGAGAGCGGCCTGGAGGGCCTGCTCGGAGGCGTTCTCAGGCGGGCTGATGGCATAGGGCACCTGGTACGCTCCGAGGTCCTCAGACAGGCTTGCAGCGTACGGCTGGATGACGCCGTTGTAGGCGACCTTCCGGCTCGTGTCGAGCATGGCCCCGGCCTGCACCGCGATCTCGATCGACCTGTGCTTGACGGCGGTCTCCGGCTTGCTGGCCCCGACCACCACGTAGCAGTCCAGACCCATCTCCTCGCAGAGCGTGGCCGTGATCGCGGCCTGCGGCGAGCGGACGGACTGGGCCGTCACGACGGTGTCGGCTCCGATCTCCGCCACTCCGGTGGAGATCAGGTGGCGGCACAGCCGATACTTGGCGCCGTTGACGCCGTAGGAGTTCCTGTGGAAGTCCTCCCGCTTGTACCACATCCCCTCACGGTTCTGCCACGGGGTCAGCGCGGTCGGGTCGGCGATCTCCAACTCCAGGACGTCGCCCAGTTCGGTCACCACTTCGGGTCCTTCCTCTCGCCGTACTCGCCAGCGGCGACGGCAGCCTCGAACCCGGACGGGTTCATGTCGGGGAACAGCATGTGCAGGTAGTGGATCTCCCCGGTCTCTCGGTACCAGTTCTGCTTGATCGCAGACAGGCCGGGGTCGCCGGGGTTGTCCTCGAGCCGGAGAGCGGGAGGAAGGGTGTGCGCCCGGATCTCCCAGAGGTCCGTCAGATCGCGTCCCAGCCGGGCCTCAGCCTTCTTGATCCGCTGGTACATCATGTCGGCGTACACGTTGGGATACCGGCGGTCCGGCTTGTGCCAGGACTTGAACGTGCACAGAGCCGACTCCAGGGTGAGCCGGGCCACGAGCGGGTGGTGGTCGTACTCCGGCGGGCCACCCAGGTCATGCGTCCCGAGGAGGACAGCGTTGCGTCCGTCAGCCTCCGTGAGGAGGTCCTCGGCGAGGTCGTGCAGGTCGTCCATGATCCCGAGGATCATCGGCATCTCGGCCTGCTCGTTGTCCCAGCCCCAGGCATCGTCGTACCCAGACAGGAGACACAGCGCGTTGCGGTGGCTCCGGCTCGAGGACTCCCCGAGGTACCACCCATCCACGTCCGGCACGATGTTCGGGCCGAGGAGGATGCGGACGAACTCCATGTAGGACCAGGCCGAGATCCTCCCCATGAACGGCTGGGCCATCGCGTACCGGAACGCGTCCTTGCCGTTGTCGAAGTCCCAGACGGACGCCGGGGTCTCCGCAGCGTCGATCAGTCCGTTGACCCACCGCTCCGTGGCCTCACCGAACTTGGTCTTCTGGTGGCGCCGGTCGGTGTCGAACTCGAGCGCCTTGAAGTGCTCGTTCCAGAAGTCCACAGCCCTCCGCCACTCCCACGGGGTCGGAGCGGCCTCCAGGAGGAGCATCGAGGTCACGGCGTTCTGGGTGTTGCCGTTGAGCCACCCCAGCCACGCCTTGCCGTCGTCGTCCAGATCGAAGGCCTCTGCGATGGCCGGGAGCATGCTGTAGACCATGCCGGGAAGGTTCCGGTACTCGAGGCTGAAGGTGTAGGACCGCTGGAAGGCCTCTCGACGGCGATCTCCGGCCCTCCAGTCCACCTCAGTCACGATCGGCCCCACGGTACTCATCGCGGCCCTCCAGGAACGAGGGCTTGGGGTGCTCGGGGACGTCGTTGTCGCTGGCCTCCAGGTGCTCCATCTGCGCCCAGTAGACGGCCTGGTGCTTCTGCTCGTCCGTCCACCCAGCAACCTCTTCTAGAGTAGCGTCCACGCATACCAAGCCGAGGAGGTCGACGATGGTCCGGTCCTTGGGCAGCGGGTCGTCCTCGGACTCCTGGACGTCGGTCCAACGGCAGTAGGCGAGCCGGTAGGCGTCCTCCAGCATCGCGTTCACGTGCAGCCACCGGTTGGGGTCACCCTTCTCCACCATCTCCAGCAGGGTCTCGAACGCCTGCTTGAGCCGGAACTCCAGCGACTCCTCGGTCTTCGGCCGGGAGAACGCGGGCTGCGGGACGTAGTCGAGACGCTCCGCCACCTCCCGGAGCAGGTCGTTGGCCGGGAGCGGGCTGTCGGACTCCCCGGTACGCCACAGCCAGATGCTGTACTTGGCCAGATAGACCATCAGGTCAGCAGCAGTGTCGGCCTGGTTCTCGTCGTCCGTCTCGCCATTGCCGAGGCGGTCGACCTTCCGGGCGATGTTGGGGATGATCGAGAACGCCTCGCCGCGCTTCTTCCAGGAGTCGCCGTACGCCTCGTGCTTGCTGATGTGGAGCGCGGCGACCTCGTTGATGAAGGACTCGTCCTTGTGCGTCGGCTCGGAGCCCAGCACCATGAACGCGCCGGGGCTGACGTCGAAGGCCGGGACCGCGTCCGTGATGGTGAGCACAGGCTTCCGCTTGGGCTGAACCGAGAACTTGGTCGCGGCCTCGAGCCGAGTCCCAGCGATCGGCTCGAGGTACCTCTGTTCACCAGTCCACCACCACTGGAGGACCCGGAGCCACGACCGGAGCATCGGCTCGGTGAACACGTCCACGGCGGCGTCCGGACAGTACCCGTTGCGGATCATGTCCTCCATGACGAACCAGGAGTCCAGAAGGTTCTGGAGCCGGTCGAAGTCACGGCCGACGATCTCAGCGTCGAACCGGGGCGAGGCGTGCAGGTGGTCCAGGTTCTGGAGGGTCTGCGTGCGGATCCGCTCGGCCTTGGCGAAGTGGTGCCCGTACAGGTGGAACGACGTGGTGGAGAAGTGCAGGGAGCCGGGCTTCACACCCAGCATGCCGGCAGTGATCTCGAGGAGGGACGACCACTCGAACTGGTTGATGCCGGACCAGCCCCAGATGACGTCGTTGGAGCGGATGGCGACGTGGAGGTCGAGGTACCCGTTCCGGGAGAGGAACGAGAGCCAGTCGTTGCAGGGGATATCCTTGCCGGGGTCGGTGTCGATCGCCGGGTCCCAGATGGACATGACGCCCCGACGGGTCGCCCGGTCCTCCTGCATATGGCCGATGAGCCAGCGCCACTGGTCGATGATCTTGGGGCTGCCGTGATCCTCCCAGGCCCGGAGCCGCTTGCCGTACCCGGCGCGCCACACCTCGCCGTCGTCGGAGAAGTCACGGACACGGGGCAGGTAGTTCTCCAGCCAGGCGATGTCGTCCCGTCCGGCGAGCACCCACATCGTCTCCGCGATCTGCGCGGCGATGTTCGGCTTGCGGAAGTCGCAGAGGATCTCGCGGTCGAGCGGCTCGGTGAGCGTGATGCCGACGTGGGTGAGTTCCTTGGTCAGACCAGCGCGGGAGCCGATCTCCAGGCCCTGGTCCTCGATCTCCGTCAGGAGACACGGGAGCGCCTCAGTGACGGTGGGGTAGACGAAGTTGTTGTACACGGTTCCTCCGGTTCCTAGATGCTGGTGTGCCACTTGCTCGGCAACACCCAGGGCAACTGTACCCCAGGGTGGGCCGGAGCGTACGGCTTCTGTGGAGAGGGCTTGGATGCGAAGCGGACGTACTTGCTGAACTCGCAGAGGCAGTTCTGCACGTCCATCTTGCTCAGGAAGTGACCCCGCTTCCCGGAGCCCCAGATGAGCGGCTGGTCGTCCATTCCGTGGATGGTTTCCCAACCCCACTCGATCGCCTCCTCACCGCCCATGCCGAGGAAGGACGCACCCTTGAGGGCACCCGGCCCCGGCACGACGAACTCGTCCTCGCGGTACTCGGTGTTGTAGCCGAAGTCCGTCAGCACCTGCATGGCGTTGAAGTACCCGACGCCTCGGCAGCCCGAGAGGGCCTCGAAGCGGTCGGCCTGGGTGTCGGCCATGAGGAAGTCTGCGAGGCCGGGAGCGGCTCCCTCGAGGACTCCGAACACGTGGTCGATCTTGTCCACACCCTTCTCGGTGCCACCCCAGATCATGTAGGCTCCAGAGAACACCCTCTCGCCCCGAGCCTTCCGAGCGTGCAGGTGGGCACGGAACTCGTCCGGACGTTCCACGAGGTTGAGGTCGCCCTCGAACGAGCGCCAGGCTTCCGGCAGGTTGGTGATCCGGTAGAGGAGGCACCGGGCCAGGAACTCGAACTGGTCGTCGCACACCAGGTCCGTCATCACGAACTGCGAGCCAGGGTCGAGCAGGCGGAAGACGTTGGTGAACTTCCGGGTGGCGATGACCTCGTCCGTCGTCCACGGCTGCGCCTCCCCCTCCTGGCGACGACGCCACACCGAGTGCCGGGTGTGTACGAAGTCCAGGAAGGAGAGGCAGGCGTCGACGTCCATCACGAGTCGAACTCCACCTTCATCCACATCCCCGGCGCGTACTGCGCAGCCACCTGGAAGGTCTGGCCCTTGGTGGACCCATCTTCCAACTCCTGCGCGACCTCGAGGACCTTGATCCCGGCGGGAACCTCGTCGCCCTCGATCTCGTAGAGCACGACGAGCGACCCCCGGTCGTCCACGGCGTCCGCCGCGTCCTCCCACGTGTCCTCTTCGCCACTCGACATGAGCACGTTGATGTTCATCTGTCATCCCTTCTTGTAGCGGTAGGTAGTGAAGCCCTCGCCTGACACCGGCAGGCCCTCGGCCCAGTCGGGCAACTGGCACATGATCTCCGAGACCAGATCGACGTCCTTCGTTCCCTGGACCACGATCTCGTCGTGGATGTGCGCGACGACCTCGAGCCCGGCCTTCTCAAGACGGACGAGCGCCTCGGCCATGAGGTCACGAGCGACGGCCTGGGTAGCGTTCTCCGCCAGCCGACCTCCGTAGGTGTCAGTCCGGTACCCGGCGGGGGAGAAGAACGTGAGCACCTTGCGGTCCTCCAACTCGCCCGTCCGGTGGTTGATCTTCTTGCGGGTCTGGATCCCGGCCTTCCGGTACGCGATGGCCCGGCCCGACGGCAGCCGGAGCAGGCGGTCGTTGCGGCCGACCTTCTCGAAGGAGAGGAAGTCTCCGACGTCCCCGCCGGTCCTGAACTTCCGGTCCAACTGATGCCAGAGATCCACGATGTTGGAGTTGGCATCCCGCCACGGCCAGACGAACATCTCGTACAGGGTCTTGTCGTCCACGCGTGCCAACTTGGTCGGCACGCCGTCGACCTCGATGACGTCCTTGTCGGTGGCCATCGCCTTGAGGCTCCCGGACCCTCCGTTGTAGCCAAGAGCCAGGACCGCGATCTTACCCTGGGCACGGGTGAGACCTCCCATCCTATTGGCGGTCTCGACGTAGATGTCGCGCTTGTCCCGGAAGGCCTGGAGCGCCCACTCCTCCCCGGCGAGCCAGGAGATGACGACAGCCTCGATAGCAGAGTAGTCGACCACGCATCCGTCGACGGTGAACAGCGGACGAACGGCTTTCTTCAACGTGAGCGCGGTGACCTCCTCTCCGGCCTTGATCTTGGCGATCTCCCGCTCCGTGACGAGGTCAATGTACTTGGACTCCTGGGCCTCGATGTCGGCTTTGGGCATACCCAGGTCCTTCATGGCGTCCAGGGTCTCCTGCTGGTCCGGGTCCGGCTTGAAGGAGGCACGAGGGAGGTTCTGGGGCTGCGTTCCCCGGCCAGCCCAGCGCCCGGTGTGAGCCCCGAAGAACAAGAGCGTGCCGTGCAGCCGACCCTCTACCTGCGCGGCCAGGGCCGACGAGAACTTGGCCGGGGCCGCGAGAGCCAACTCCTGGCGGAGTTCGAGGACCTCTCGCACGTGCTCGGGTAGATCGCCCAGCAGAGCCCGCTCGACCGTCTCAGCGCGGAGATTCGGGAGCGAGAGACCCTGGTCCTTGAGCCAGGCACCCATCTGCTGTACCGAGCCGGGGTTGTCCACCTCCCACAGCGTGAGTTCGCGGACCCGTTCCTTCTGCTGCTCAGTGGTGTGCACACCGGCGGCAGCAGCCCTCTCGGCCAGGAGGGTGTCGATGGCGATGCCCCGGTCGTTGATCGCCTGGTCGGCCAGGAAGACCTGGCGCTCCATCTCGGTGGGCCAGTTGCCGTGCTCCTCTAGGAGCCGGTCCACCTGACGGAGAGTGTCCACGTCCTGTTCGCAGTACGCGATGAACTCGATCCACTCTTCCGGGTGGGTCTCCGGCCCGTTCCACCCACCCTTCCGGTTGGGCTTGCAGAACAGGTTGATGAGCCTCGTCCCGGCGCTGTCCTTGGGGTCGGCCCCCAACTGGGCAGCAGCACCGTCCAGGGAGCGTGGGAAGCCCTGCTCCGCCGCGATCGAGGCGGTGTCGTGCCATTCGGCCGGGGGCAGGTATCGACCGGGGGAGATCCCCTTCCAGCGGCTGAAGCAGATCCGCTCGAACGCGGCGTTGTGGGCCACCTTGCGGGTCTTGGGGTCCCAGAGCCCAGAGATGTCCGCGAACTCCTCGTCGGAGAGGGCCGTCTGAATGGGGTCGTCGTCGATCGCCCAGGACGCCATCAGGATCTTGAAGTCGGGGCACTGCGCGTAGCGGTACGCGCCGAAGCGCTTGAGGTCGACCCGGCTTCGGGTCTCGATGTCGATGTACAGGCTCGTCATGTCGGTTCCTTGGTGAGAGACGAGTCACGCCCCAGCGGCTCGGGAAGGTCGGGGGAACCGGATCCCTCCCTGCATCCAAGCCGCTGGGGCGTGACACCCAGCGTACCTGACGAACGGCTCGTCAGGCTAGGCCGAGAGCCTCAGATGAGGTCCTCGCCGTCGCCGTCCTCGTCGAGCGGCTCGAAGTCGTCCTCAGCACGGCTCCGGCCACCGAGGAAGTCCCCGTCCTTGACCTTCTGCACGTGGTTGAGACCGAACGAGACGCCCTTCTTCCCCTTGTAGTTGTAGGGGAAGGCGTTGATGCTGACCCTGGCGTACGCGCCGGAGTAGACCTCCGTCGAGTCCAGGATGGGGTTCACGTCCGAGTCGACGATGCCGGGCTTCGTCTTGCTCGAGATGGACATGAACATGTGACCCTCGTACTCCGGGTTCTTCTCGAGGTCGCCCTCCTCGTCCCCGTCGTGCAGGGTGGTGACGAGGTTCGCCGGGATCTTCCCGTCGAACTTGGAGTGCTTGCCCTGCTCGGCAGCGGCCTTGATGGCCTTGTCGATCTTGGCGAGGGTCTTGCTGTCCGACTTCGGGATCAGGATGACACAGGAGTACTTCTCCTCCTGGTCCGAGTCCTGCGCGTACGGCTCGAAGAGGTGCACGTACGAGAGGCGGACAGTGCCGGTGACGACCTTGGTCGCCGAGGCGGTGGTGGCCATAAGAGGCTCCTTCTATCGTGGTGTCGTTGTGTCGTGTTGCGGGTTGTGCGAGGTACAGCCTACCTGGCCCAGCGCCACCCGGACCCGGCTCTGCTCAGAGGCCGAAGAACTCGGACAACTGGGTCTTGGTGAGGGAGATGTTGCCGTCCGCGTCCGCCACCAGGGAGTCAGCCTTGGCGACGATCTCGGACCGGGTGTCCTTGAGGTCGCGGAGCCGGGCCTCGGCGCGGTAGCGGTCACGGTTGGAGATGTCGGGCATCGGCTGGATGCGGAAGTCGGCCAACTCCCGGTCCCGGAGCCGTCCGTCGCCCAGCCGGGAGAACAGGTCGGAGACCCGCTTCTCCTGGTCGGCGCGCCAAGAGGCGACCATGGCGTCCATGGCCGACTCGTCCGCGAAGGAGTCGACCTCGGTCTGGGCTCGACCGATGCGCTCGTCGATCGACTCGAGCGCCTTCTCCTTCAGGGTCTTGAGGTTGAACTTGACCTTGCTGCTGGTGGCCATCTGGGCTCCTTAGTTGAGGGTGAGAACGAGGTACAGGATGACGGCGAGGATGAAGAGGAACACCCCGCTGATGAGAAGAGCGAAGAGGCATCCACGGGCCGGGGCCAACGGGTCCTCCTCGGGAGGCAAGACCGGCCCGGAGAGCCTCACGGGAGGACCACCTCCACCAACTCGAGCGCCTTCAGAGCACCGTCCAGGTCATCGGCCCAGAGACACAGGCCGCGCTGGAAGATGTTCTCCCTGGGGCCGAGGATGACGACCGGCTTGTTCTTGGCAATCGCGTACCCGGTCTCCACGTGGCGACCGCCGGAGTGGAGATTGTGGGTGACCGATCCGAGGGAGGTGTCCAGAGACTGGAGGTACTGCGCGGTGTAGTGAACCACGGCGTCCGCCCGGTCGATGTCCTCGAGGTCCATCCGAGCGTGGGCCTCGACCTCCTCATCGGTGCTCACGGCGGAGATGCCGTACGACTCCGTGCCGAGCGGGCGAGTGCCCTGGACCCATCCACAGGTGACCTCGTGGCCGTGGCCGTGGTCGGTCCAGAAGTCCAGGTGCTCCTTCAGGATGTCGCGACCAGCGTACGGCGCGGCCAGGTAGATCTTCATCGGTTCCTCCGGGTTCCGGTCGGGTAGACGACCATCTGTATGGGGGTGGCGCGGATCATGCGCCAGCAGCCGTCGCACGGCTCGTCGGTGATGTACAGGGTGGCGCCGAACATGTCGTCCCAGGTCGCCCTGAGGAGTGCGTTCTGCTCGGCGTGGATGGCGATGCAGGCTCCGGCTCCCGTGTCGTACGAAGAGCCGGGTTCGACGGCCTCGGTAGACATTCGCCCACGAGGACACGCCGAGGCCGTCAGACACCCCTTCTCGCCTGCTGGAGCACCGTTGTAGCCGGTGGCTACGATGGAGTGATCGGGGGTCATGAGGACGGCACCGACCTGGCGACGAGTGCAGTCGGCTCGAGTGGCTACGGTCTTGGCCAGAGCCAGACCCCACTCGTCCCAGGTCGGCCGCGACATCAGATAAGGTCCATGCCGTCGTCGTCACCGATGAGGTCGTCCTCGGGCTCCGGCTCGTTGCCGCCGTCGGCCAGGGCCTCGTTGTACTGGTCGGCGAGAGCGATCTCCCAGTCCGAGCCCTCGGCCCAGACGAACGCCTTGATCTCGTCGCGGGTCGCCTGCCGCTTGGGCTTGATCTTCCCGCCGTCGAGGACCACTGCCAGGTGGACCCGCTGCTCGTCCGAGACCTCGATCGTCTCGTAGATGTTGACCTTCACTGTCCGAACTCCTTCTGTGCTTGCAGGTTGGCTTTGCTGACCGGCGCGTCGGGGTGCTTCCCGTCCACGCCGAAGGTGAGAGCGAACTCCTCGAGTTCGGCCCGCATGATCCCGTAGTTGGTGCGGGCCGGTTCCAGTCCGAGAGCCTTCTGGACGCGCCGGAGGAAGTACCAGCGGTTGAGGCGACCGGTCTCGATCTTGCGACGGTTCGCGTGGTACTCGCGCTCCGCCTCCTTCATCGCGTACCAGACGGCGGCGACGAACTGCTCGGTACCGTCCACGTACCCAGGGTGCTTGTCGGCCATCAGATCAGATCCTCCGCAGCGAACTCCTTGGCAGCCTCGGAGTTGGGGGCGATGGCCGGACGCTTGTCCGACTCAGGAGCCAGCGCGGGCTTGCCCTCGGACTTGGTCACGATGCCGGTGTCCTCGAGCAACTCCTTGAACTGGTCCTTGCCGAGCAACTTCTCCAGGTCGCCGATGCCCTTGACCTTCTCGACCATGAAGTCGTCCCGGTCGTATCCGGCCCCGGCGAGGGTGTCGATGGCGTCGTCCGGCTTGCTGACCCGACGCTGCCCGCCGGACAGGACCACCTTGAAGCCCTTGAGCGGGAGGCCCTGGGAGTACGCCGTGTCGAGCGCGGCGACCTCCAGCGCGTTGAGCCAGTCCTGGATTCGCTTCCGCTGCGCGTAGACCTCGGACAACTCGTCCGGGGACAACGTGGCGGGCTCGACCTCGAAGTCGACCGAGTCGAAGATGGACTCCAACTGCGCCCGGCACCGGCCCGAGAGCGGGCACCAGCGGCAGGCCTCATCAGACGGGCCGAACGGCGCGTCGTCAGAGAGGGCCAGGTTCGCCCTGGGGATGACCTCGTCGTCCACCCACTTGGTGAGGGACTCGGGGGTCATCTCCTCGGTCAGGACGTGGTTCATCCGGGGCTGGTGCACAGTGATCCGGATCAACTCCGTGTCGCCGAGCAGGTTGCCGTACTCCTCCAGGGCACCCTTGCCGTAGAGACGCAACTGCGGGTTGCCGTGAGCCTCCACAGCGACCCCGGCCCCGTACTTGAAGTCGATGACCTCGATGTGGACCGGAGACACGATGATGGCATCCGAGGTCCCCCAACACTCGGGGACACCGGGGAAGACACGGATCTCGAGGAAGAGGACGGAGTTGGGGTGCAACTCCATCCTCTCCTGGAGGAGCGCGACATAGGCGTCGGTGTGCTCCTCCATCTCGATCATGACCTCGGGGTCTTCGGCGTACTCCTCGAACTCCTTGGCCCACGCGGCCCGGCGAGCAGTCGCCTGCCGCTTGGTGATCTTCCCGAACGCCAGGCTCGCCTTGATCTCGCCCAGCGCGTGAGCCGCCGTACCCTCGCGAGCGTAGGACGACTCCTCCTCGTGGATCCCCGACTCCTCCTCGGCGCGGATGGCAGCCGGGCAGGAGATCCAGCGCTCAGCGTCCGAAGGCGAGAGCCTGGCGTGCTGCCCGGCCATCAGAGACCGTTCCTCACGCGCTCGTCCAACGGCAGAGACTCGAGGTCCTGCTCGTCGGTGTGCTCGGCCCGGATATGCCTCCGCTTGTCACCAACCGTCTTGAAACGGTCGGGGCACTCGGGGCAGCCGAACCTGCCCTGCTCGATCTCCATGCCCGGTTCCCTTCCGTCCGTCAGCCGAGCGCGGCGACGAACTCGTCGACCTTGTCGGCCGGGATCTCGGACACCTTCTTGGCGCCGACGGTGCCCAGGGCCTCCTTGACCTTCTTCGCCTCACCGTTGGAGACCATCTTGGTGGCCAGAGCCACGGCCTCCTCGAGCGTGGTGCCGCTCTCCTCGGTCGACTCCTCCTCGGCGGGCTCGTCGGCAGCCTCCTCGGGCTCCTCGACGGGCTTGGAGGCCTTCGGGGTGGACTTGGGCGCGGCCTCGGCAGCCGGGGCCGGAGAAGCCTTGGGAGCGGAGACCCCACCGGCGAGCACCGCCAGGATCTGCTTGTCGACGTCGCTCAGGGCCTCGTCGGTGTTGATGCTGATGTGCATGATGCCTTCTCTCGTTGTGTCGGAAGTGACGTGGTGCGGGTTGTGCGTAGGCGAGCCTACTGCTTGAGAGCCTCCCACGCGGAGGAGACCTCGATCTCGTCGACCTCGCTGTCCGCCAGCGTGTCGATCAGGTCGTCGAAGGACAGGATCTGGTTGACGAAGGAGTTGAACGACGCAGCCGTGGTGTACCACGCACCGTTCCCCGCCTTGATCGCCGCGTAGTTGTACTTGCCGGAGCGGACCCAGCGGATCACGGTTCCGGTCTCGAACTTGTCGACGTTCTTGTCCTTCAGCGCCTTGCGCAGAGCCTTCATGCTCATGGTCGGTTCCTTTCGTAGAACGAGGCTCTCAGCCTAGCCTGGTCGCCGGGCTGAGGGCCGGTTTCTCTTCGGAGTGTCAGTCCACCACCCCGCCAATCCGGGAGGCCCGCTCGGCAGCGGTCGCGAGGTCGCGATCGTTCCCGGCGAGCACCAGATGGATGGAGCCCTCGTAGATCTTGCTGGGCTCGTGGGAGATCACCACGGCGTCGAGCCGGTCGGTGATGTACCCGACGGTCGTGGCGAGCGCCTTGGCGGTGTTCTCGCTCGGGACGTGGAGGTCCATCATCACTGGCTCCTCCGGCAGGTCTCGCAGTCTCTACCGTTGGTCCGCTCGCCGGACGGGAGGTCACTCATCGAGAACCTCGCCATCAGCGTGGCGTCCTTGCCACACTTGGTGGTCTTGGTGCCCGCCACGAGCAGGTGGCGGAGCGGGCTGTTGAACGCCTTGGCGTGGGTGGGGGCCGACATGACTCACCAGGTCCGAGCGGGGCAGTAGTCGGGCTCGTAGGCCGGGTGCGAGACGCAGCGACCGGCGGCAGTCGCAGCGGCGACGTAGTCGGGGTGCTCGACGCCGAGGTCGTTTCGCTGGGCCACCAGGGTCGTGGTGATCTCGTCCATCTTGGTTCCTCCGGTTCCGGCCCCGGCGGGGCCACACCTAGAACGATAACGGACGATCGTCCGGGACGGTAGGGTTTCGTAGAAAAAGTTTTCGAGATGGCGAGACTACAGGATCTCGAGCCCTACGGGGGAGTCCGGAGTGTCGTTGAGAGAGGCCTGGGTCGTCTCCCCCGGCGCGTCCTCAGGCACCAGAGCCATCACGGTGCTCCAGCGGTCCATGTACCCGGCCTGGAGCCGGTACCCGTAGAGGGCCTGGAGACGGGCGAGGAGAGCCCAGAGGTACGTCGGGTACGACCCGCACGTGCCAGCCCCGAGGAGGCCCTCGTACCGCTCCCTGTGAAGGTGGAGATACCGGCAGGCGATGTCGGTGAACACCACGGCCTTGGGCTCCAGCAGGAAGACCCGGTCGAGCAGTTCACGGTGCTGCTCCCCCTCCCGAGTCTTCCACGCCGTGAGATCCCCGAAGTCCAGGACGACCAGGTCAGCCTCCTGCGTCTGCTGGGGCTCGTAGGAGTCGGCCTGCTTGGTTCCTACCTGCTTGGGCAGCACCCGGCGCATGTGGTCCACGGCGTCCTGGTTGTACTCCAGGACCATGTGGTAGTCGAGGTTGAAGAGCCGCTGCACCATCAGGGCCTGGGCTCCCATGCCTCCGAAGTACTCACGGCAGGTGAGGATGTCGTCCGCCTGCCGGTACACCTCCTTCAGCGAGTTGAGCGCCAGCCACCCGGCGGTGAGGTGCTTCCCGGCCTGCCGGGGAGAGCGGAGCACGTAGTCCAGGAACCAGGAGTCCCGGCCCGGAGGAGGACCCTCGATGGTCATGCTGAACTTCTCCACGATGGAGAGGATGTCGGTCACAGCAGGTCCTCCTTGCGGACGAAGACGGTCTGGGGTCCATACCCAGGGAAGCGATGGATACCGGAAGAGACCCAGCCCAGGGCCTTCAGCGAGTTGGAGATCTCGAGCAGGTCAACGCGCCGGGGAGGGATGCGCTGCTTGAGGGCCTCGTGCCACAACTGACGGGTGCAGGTGCGGTTGACGATGACGTCACCCTCAGACTCGAAGCCGTGGTCCAGATCGTCCATCCACTGGACCCGGAGGGCCGGGGCCTTGTCCCACCAGTCCATCGGGACCTTGGTCTCCAGGAACTGCGCGATGACACCGGCGTTGGTGTCCTCCTCCAGCGAGTCCTCACGGTTGAGTTCCGCCAGCAGGGCTTCGTCGTCCGTGAGGTAGAGCCGCTCCCCGGCCTTGTAGATGGCGACGGCCTCGGCCCAGATCTGGTCCACGTAGTCCGGGGTCATCGAGTCGATGTCGAACCTCTCCAGGCACTTGACCATCAGGAAGCGACGGTTGCCCTCCTGCCGCCGGAGGAAGGTGTCGTCGTTGGTGGTCGACCAGATGACGCACCGGCGCGGGTGGACCTGGGTGTCCCGGTCGTACGGCATCCGGAAGACGTCGTGGGTCCGGGTCAGGAACTCCTTGAGCGAGTCGTTGTCCGACTTCTTGAGCGAATGCCCTTCGTCCGCCACCACCAGCCAAGAGCGGTGCATGGCGAGGAGGGTGTCCTTGTTGTTGATCTGTGCCAGGCTGTAGTGGTACGTGAGCCGCTGCTCGATCCCCACCGAGGCGAGGCGTTCGATCCAGGTTGACTTGCCGAGGCCCTCCCCACCCTGGAGAACGAGCGTGTGGTCCCACTTGAAGCCGGGCTCGTACATGCGGGCCACGGCTGCGGCGAGGATCTTACGAGCCACCAGCCGGTTGTAGCGGGTGTCGGCCGCGCCGGGGAGGGACGTCTCCACCCGCTCCTTGCCGTCCCACTTCAGGGACTCCAGGTACTCCTTGACGGGGTTGATCCGCTGCTTGGAGGCCTGGGTGATGACCAGGTGGTCAACCTGCTCCTTGGACGGACGGAACTGGAACGACCGCTCCAGGTAGTCCCGGAGGTTCGCGTGGTCCGTCCCGTCGAAGGTCTGGGTGATCGGCGTCACCGTCCGCCAAGGCAGGTCTCCCCGGACCTCGGGGGACATGGTGAGTTCGTTGAAGTACAGCAACTGGAAGACCCGGTCGTTGGACCGGATGAGGTCCCAGTTGCGGATGTCGTCTTGGAAGCGGCCCTGCCTCGTGAGGATGAGGTTGGCCCGCCACGAGTGGTCTGCCTCCTCCTGGTCCACGTCGATGACGTCGAAGTCGCTGGTGATCTGGCTGAAGACGTCGGACACCACGCGGGTGTCGCGGCTAGCCACAGCCAGCATCTCCATGTGCGACGGCAACTTGTTGACCGGGGTGCCCGGCTTCGCCTGCTCGTCCATCTCCCCGAACCAGTGGAGGCGGACGAGGTCGAACGCGGAGCAGGTCTTGCCGTACGCCGGGTCGCCAGCGTGGTGGGAGTAGAAGAGGCCGGGTGCCCCAGACACGGGACCGAACCCAGCCTCGGAGGACGTGCCCTCAAGCGAGTAGCGGTCGTCCGCGATCTTCTCGTACGGGAGACGGTACTCGTGGATCAGGAGGTCCAGGTCGTCGTATGCACGGTTGAAGGCACCGATGGGGTCCTCGAGTTCGAAGGGATCCCGCTTGTTCTTGCCCGGCTTGGGCATCGGCTTCTCGGACAGGTCCCGGTCGTACTCGAGCAGGAGGTCGTCCACCTGGACCGGCTCTCCCTCGTTCACCCACGAGTCGTACCACTCCGGCTTCCGGCACGCGGGCTTGAACATGAACCTCGCGGCCTGGAAGGAGCCGGTGTCGAACTGGTCGTACCCGAGCCGCTTGGCCATCGCCTGCGTGGCCTCCACGTACTCGTCCGGGTCCATGTCCCGGTCGGTGCGGATCAGGAGCCGGTAGCGGGGCTCTGACGGGGTGGACGAGTGGGTGGTATGCATGACGTAGGTGTAGGCGAACAGCATCGTCTCCACCACGAGATCGAAGTCCGAGTCGGGGTTGTCGATGTCGAGGGCGAGAACGGCCGATCGACGGCTGACCGAGCGGTTGTCGCGGTGAACGTCAGTGCAGGGCTCGGTCGCTCCTGCATGGACCTTCTCGGTACGCTCCAGGGTGGCGAGGATGTAGTTGCCGCACTCCTTGCGCTTGGCGGGCTTGGCCACCCACTCCAGGATGGTGTCCCACGTGACGGTGTCGTTGGTCCAGTGGGCGTCGTTCGGCTTGGCCGCGAACGCGACCGGGATCTGCTCCGTCACAGCAAGCACGTCCCGTCGCCGTCACACAGGGTGCCGAGGCAGAACCCACACTCCTCGTCCTCAGCCTTCAACACCGGCACCTTGGGGTTGCCCACGTTCCTGTACACCAACCTCTCGAGCACGGACTCCGGCAGGTCCTCCGGGTCAGCATGGAGGGGAGACTCGTAGGTCGTCCCCGTCGGCTGGAGCGTGTCGTCCAGCACAGTGACCCGACCGATCTTACCGTTGGCGGCCAGCCGCTCCGGGTAACGCTCGGGATGGAGAAGGTTCATGGCGGCGTGGCCGACGACCCATCCCTTGCGGGTCAGGTACTCGAGGCGGCAGAGGGTGGGGTGCTCCAGGTCAGGCATCAGATCGGACTCTCCAGGAAGGCCAGCAGGTCCTGCTGGGTGTCGGACTTCTCATCGGTGCGGCGGCGGATGAGGTGGTCCACCGTCTTCTTGGCGAGCAGCACGTGGATGACGACGGGGTGCTTCTGCCCCTGTCGAGCGAGCCGCTTGTTGAACTGATCCCACAACTCGAGGTCCCAGGTGGGGGACGTCCACACGATGGTGTGGCCTCCGTCCTGGAGGTTGAGTCCGTGGCCGACCGAGGCCGGGTGGGACACCAGCATCGGGATCTCGCCACGGTTCCACGCCTTGATGACGCCGGGCTCGTCCACGGTGTGGGCGACGTCCTTGAAGTGGCGGAGGATCATGTCGCGCTCGGCGGTGAAGCGGTACCCGACCAGGACGCCACCCTCGCGGGGCGAGTCCATGATCTCCTCGAGCGCCTTCATCTTCTCCTCGTGGAGGATGGTGTGTTCATAGTTCCGCAGGTCCGCGTCGTCGACGTACAGGAACCCGGCGGTCATCTGGGACAGCCGGGCCGTCAGGGTGGCTGCGTTGGCAGCGGTGTGCGTCTCCCCGCCGAACAGGTCCTCCAGGTTCACGCACAACTCGGCCGCGAACTCCCGGTAGGCGTCGCGCACCTTGGGAGGGAGGACGACGTCCACGTTGTTGAACGTGGTGTCCGGCAGGTGGATCCTCCCGTCCGTCTTCATGGCCAGGCAGATGTCCTCGATCAACTCCTTGATGCGCTCGTCCGCACCCTCCCGGAGCGTCCAGCCGACCTCGACCTCACGCTTGCCGTTCCAGATCGTCTGGCTCGGGAAGAAGTAGCGGGTCCGGTACCCGGTGAGGTTCCGGCCGAGCCGCTCCCCGCCGTCCAGGAGACCGATCTGACCCCAGAGGTCTAGGTACCCGTTCGGGGCAGGCGTCCCGGTGAGACCCCACACGTGGTTGATCTTCCGGTCGCTGATGAGCCGCCGGGCCGTCTTCCACCGCACCGAGCCGTTGCGTCCGCCGTTCTTGTACCCAGAGAGTTCGTCCACGACGAAGGTCTTAGGGCGGAGGAACACGTCGTCCACGTCGCGCAGGTTGTCGCGGCCGATGACGGTGACGTCGGCCCCAGCCTCCAGAGCACGTCGGCGCTGCTTGGGGGTGCCCGCAGCCACCGAGACCGACAGGTGGGAGGCCCACTTGCCAACCTCCACATCCCAAACCTCCTCCGCCACCCGCTTGGGGGCAACGACGAGGGCCGGGAGATGGCGGTCCTCCAGGGCCGAGAGGACCGACGCGGTCTTGCCCAGGCCCATGTCAAGCATGAGCGCTAGTCCGCCGTCTCGGCCCTGGAGGAAGTCCCGAGCGGTGCCCTGGTAGTCGTGGAGGGAGCCAACGGCGTGGCCGCTGGGGCAGGTGGGGCACGGCTCAGTCACGGCAGTCGCACTTCCGGTTGACCGGCACCTCACAGAAGCAGTTGGGGCAGACCTCACGCTGGATGGTCGTGGTGTCCGACGGGCAGTTGACGTGGACGACCTCGTCGAAGGCGACGAACTTCGCCTCGTCCCCCTTCTGGATCGTCAGGCCACACTCCGCACACTCACTCCGGTACTTCGCGATGAACGACATCAGCGCTGCTCCTCGTGCATCCGGATGGTGAAGGCGTGGCCGTTCTTGTCCGGCTGGAGTTCGCAGTCGAGCAGCAGACGATACTCGTCCTGGGAGTACCGGGCGATGCGAGTGGCGCTGCCGCCATGGAAGAGGTCGGTGTACTCGGCCCGGTGGATGACGACCATCCCGTTGTTGGGACCCTCGGTCCGCAGGGAGCCGATCTGGAACTCGACGTCCTGGCCCTGGTGCTTGCCACGGATGACGAGCACGGCCTCCTCGAGTTCGACGTTCATCGTGTCCAGGCACTCGTCGAAGGCCGGGTGCCCGTCCAGGTCGATGCGGGAGAACGGGGTCACACGAGGACCCTCCCAGCCCCAGGATGCAGAAGGCAGCGCCATCACTCCCACGCTCCCATCGGACGTGAGGGCTTCGGGGCCGGGGTCAACTCCGAGAGGACGGTGGCACCCAGGGTGAGCGACTCCTCGATCGCGGCGTGGAACATCGAGTGCAGAGCCTCGTTGGCGACCAGAGCGCCACAGGTGGTGCACTCGCGGGCACGGGGAGGGTCGGAGTACGGGTCGCCGTGAGTGATGTACTCGGCTTCCGGGGAGTCAGGCATGGCGGTTCCTCCATGTAAGAGCGGTCTGGGACAGCCCAGCCTACCTGGCTGCGCGGCGGAGGGTGGACTTGCTGTCGAGAGGGCTGGAGTCCACGACCTTGCGGAGCCACTCCAACACACCGGCGCGGGTGTCGATGACGACGACGGGATGCCCCATCGCAGCGAAGCGGGAGTGCCAGACCTCCTGGATCGGCTCCGGCTTCTCCCCCTCCTGCTTCAACTCGACGAGGAAAGTGCGCCCGTCCGGCCAGAAGACGATGCGGTCAGGCACCCCGGCCACGAGCGGCACGAACTTGAAGGCCCGGCCTCCGAGCATGCGCACGCGCTTGACGAAGAACGCCTCCAACTCGGACTCGAGATGGGCGCGGCCCCGGCGATCCTTCTGGCTCATCGACGTTCTCCGGGGATCACGATGAGTCCGTTGCGCCGGGCACGGTTCCTCTGCTCGGCGTTCCGGCGGTCCTGCTCCGCCTCGTCCCGAACGAAGTAGTGCTCAGTCGGTCGGGTCGGGTGTGGAGCGGCATCGCACCGGAAGACCCGGTTGCCGAGGGTGGTGTAGGTGTGGTTGCACTTGGTCGGTTCCATACCTCAAGCGTACGGCACGTGAGCCGGGGAAGGAGCCCACGTGCCGAGATCGACGGTGCCGGGTGAGGCGGGAAGTTTGCTGGGTCCGGGTAGGACCACTCACACCCGGCACCGAAGAGGGGAGACGCCCCACGCCGGGTGGTCTTCCCCGACCAGCGCTGCCACACGGCTTCCGGCCCGGACGGCGCGGCGCAGCGTCCGGGGCAGTGCGGTGGTCTCGGCGTGGGGCATGGGACCGAGGGTACCTGATCGTCGGGGTGCGCGCTAGGTCAGTTCGAGGAAGCGGTCGACGGCCCGGATCGCTCGCTGGACTCGGGTCGTCCGGTACGGGTGGCCAGGAGGCGACTTCTCCAGCAGGGTGTTGGCGTGCTGGACCCGCTCCAGTGCCCGCTCCTGTGGGACGGAGAGGCCGACGTCGTAGTCCCGGATCTCCGGCCTGTCGCCGACCTGACCTCGCTGGAATTGCAGCAGACGGTTCACTCGGTCGGAGTGCTGGTGGGGATCGGGCATGCCGCCCAGTCTAGCGCGTCGGCGTCGACTGTGGTGCCAGAACGTCGAGATCGGGGGGATTCATGGGGGGTGTATGTGCATCATGAGATACGCGAGAGTAAGCGTTAGTGTATCTAACCTTCTTAGTTCTGCTGGGTGCCGTTAGAGGGTATCTGAGGGGTAGATCTCGCCCCAGCATAGGAGTCTCTTGCCGTTAGTTGTCAAATAACGGGTTATCGCGATCAAATAACGCCTCGTTCGCAGAAAACCAGGCGATCGGCCCTCTAGTACCCTCTAACGTACCCTCAGCGGCCCTCAAGCCGAGCACACCAGCGGCCCTCACGCTGATCAGCGGTTATGCGGCTTTCCATACCCTCTCGCCCCTCTAAACCGTCAGAAGGTACTCGCGGGCGATGACTAACGACTAACGCCTGATCAACGGACGAATGCGTTAGTTGAATCAGGCAACTTACGGGATGATTACGCCAGCCGGTCTTACGCCCACCTAACGTCAAGACGGACGACCTGTATGGCTGCACGTCCTCGGCTCGTCAGTCCCTCGGCTCGAGGTGCCGGACGAGGCAGCCCGGCTCGCCAGGCACCGGGTAGAACAGGTTCCCCTTCCCTCCTCGTTCTCCAGCCCGTATGATGGGGGTGTGGGTGGATGGCCCGCCCACAGCACGAGAGGCCGGGAGACAGGACATGAAGCCGTCTGAGTACGGTGGGAGCGACACCCACAAGACGCAGGGCATTCAGCCTGCGCCGCACAAGCCCAAGCCGAAGGAAGAGGTCCGCCTCATCTACGGCACCGACCCGGCGGACGCTACGTCCGGCCCGGACCAGACCCAGCCCAAGAGGGAGTGGTAGATCGTGGGTGGGAAGCCCAGCAAGGGAACGAAGAAGGATCGTCGTCTCCGGAAGAACCGGAGGACCAGGCGGTCCATCTTCGGGAAGAAGCAGACCAAGTAGAACGTCGACGAGAGGACGTCTTCTCTACCTCAGAGACGGTGAGACGGACGCTCGTCCTGCACACCGGCGGCAGCCGGGGATCAGAATCGAGGAGAGAAACGATGGCAGAGCACGACAGGAACTACCGGGTGACGGGCCGGTACGCTGCGTTCCTCGCCGGGGAGATCACGGTGGAGGATCTCGACGACGAGGAGTTGGCGCGAGGTCGTCTGCGGTCGTCTGACGGGACCTTCCGTGGTCGTCCGCCGACGATGCTGCCCACCGAACTCGTCCAGGCGATGAAGCGGGAGTGGCTGAGCCGGGCGCAGTCCAAGTTGCAGGAGGCCCTGCTGCAGAAGGGCATCGGTACCCTCGTTGAACTCGCGAGCGAGAGCCTGGACGACGCCGTCCGTCTCCGCGCAGCCCAGGCGATCATCGAGCGGACGATGGGCAAGGTGCCTGACAAGATCGAGGTCGCGGCCGAGGACCCGGTGGAGACCCTCGTCCGCAAGATCCTCAACGATCCGTTCGGCCTGGCTCCCCACGAGCCCACTGCCGAGGAGAGGGAGATGCTCGGGTGATCTACTTCAGAGAGCGTACGATGTGGACAGCACGGTGCCTCGTGTGTCGCCGCCGGGTCTTCCGGTGGTGGCACCTACACGCACCTGCCGAGTTGTGGTGACCAGCGTCAACAGTGCATAGGGACTCATGGCCCTCCTCCTCACTGAAGGCTCCCCGCTGGGAGTACCTGCGCATCTCCACGACGACGAACGACCCCCAGCCAACGAGCGGTAGGCTGGGGGTCGTTCGTGTCTAGAGAAGGAGGAACCGAGATGGCCAACGACAACGTGATGACCACGGAGGACACCCTGCTGGCGTACAGCGAGTGGCTGGACTCCCAGGGTCTCGTGGCCAGCGACCAGGGCGAGGGTGCAGACACCCGGAGCCACGAGGTCCTGGCCAAGCAGTTCGTCAGCGAGTGGGAGGCCGACGACAACAAGGCCGTGCTGGCTGGCAGGGTCGGTGCCCGCATCGCGTCCATGGTCCGCAAGGCTGGCGAGGAGATCGCTGCCGCGCTGGCTCCCAAGTCGTGAGCAAGATCGTGGACAGGCTCCTGCGCCGGTCCGTGGTGGACCTCGCCCAGCAGGTGGACGATGCGCTGGGTGCGCTGGCCCAGGCCCGTGGCCAGGAGGAGGCTGCACGCCTGGCCCTCAACCTGGCACAGGACGACGTGAGGGACGCACAGGCTCGGGTCGCCGAGGCCCGTGCTGCTCTGTTCAAGGAGCACCCCGACCTCGTGGGTGACTCCCAGCCCACCAACAACCAGGAGCCCACCGTGCACCCTCGCCCCGACTCCCTGCTCCCCGGCCAGGATCCGTCCAAGTTCGAGGTGGTGGAGGTGGACGACAGCGACGACCCTCGCTTCACCGCCGGGTTCTCCACCACGCCCACTGACGATGGCGCGGACCTCCCGCCCATCGACTTCGTAGAGCACGAGGAGTAGACGATGGCTGCCGACCCGATCGCGATCCAGGATCTGCTGGACACGTACGAGCGGAACAACCGACTCGCGGACAACGTAGCGCAGGTCAAGCGGGCGATGGAGGATGCAGGGTACGAGGACCTGTCGTCACTCCAGGCCCAGTACCGGCGCGACGCCAACGACGCTCTCGTCGAGTTGGCCGAGTTGGTCAGGCCGGGGAGCACGACCGATGCGTGAGCCTACGGAGAAGTACAAGGGCTTCCGCGAGCACGTCGTCCCTCCCGACTTCCGGGAGACCGAGGCGACCACCGACGCGATGGCCGGGGCGATGACGATCGTCTATCTCTTCGGTGCCGCCGTCCGGGACGCGACCGACGAGCAGCGCGTTCGTCTCGGAGAGATCCGGGAGATGCTGGAGAGCCGTACCTCGTTCAAGGACATCGGACAGGCTATCCTGGAGTGCATGGGTCCGCTGTGGGCTCCAGACCCCGACACGATGTCGGCGATCGAAGCAATCAACCGGAAGGACTGACATGGCGACCACGCCCAGGAAGGTGCACGGCGTCGACATCTCCCACCACCAGAGTGGCAAGATCGACATGGCCGGGGCCAAGAAGCGCGGACTGCTCTGGCTCTACCACAAGGCGACGGAGGGTGACTCGTTCACCGACTCCAACTACGCCCGTCGTCGCGAGGAGGCGAGGAAGGCCGGGCTCCCGTTCGGCGCGTACCACTTCGCCAGGGCCGAGCGTGGCGACGCCAAGGCTGAGGCGACTCGCTTCCTGAAGGTGGCGTCTCCGAAGCCGGGCGACCTCCGGCCCGCGCTGGACCTGGAGACGAGTGAGGGTCTGTCCATCGCCGACCT